TTTACCCGGCCATCGAATCTTAGGAACTCCACACCCTTTGTACCCATCCAGTACAACTGGGCCGGCGTGTGCTTCTGCGGTCTGCAATCGGGATACACTCGAATCTCTCTACACTTAGACGCGGTTGTTTCAATCAATTCAATTTTGATGTAGTCCCACGGCTCTGTCGTCAGGTCGTAGGATATAACCCAATTGGCGTTGTCGTTGATGTTAGCTGGACCTATAGGGATGAGCTGCCCAGCCGCAAAAAAGGCATTGACGTCCGCTGCCTTGTTGAGGAGGAGGACGTTTTGTGGGGTGTTATTGTAAAACACTTGGTATCTTACTTGGTCCCAATTGGCGTTGTTTGTGTTCTCTCCCGTCTCGTACTCGTAGTCGTAGTTTCCAAGGTACAGCGCGTTAACTACACCCTCGTCCTCTACTGCCATATCGTAACGGATGTAGGTGTTTTCCTGAACTTCGCGATCGGTTAGCCAACCCTTTTTGGTGCCGAAGTCGGGGTAATAGTCGAAGATGCTCTCATAGCCAGTCCAGTTCCATTGCTGCTTCTTGGCAAAGGGCATGAGAAGAAAGTTCCTTGTGCCTTGGACAACGCTCTTGACGCCGTTGGCTACGCTATATATCTGCAATTGATAGCCGGCAACAAGATTCATGGTGGCAAGCTCCGTTAGACTTGGAGTAGCTACATATCCTCCTGTCTGAAAGGAAACGTATGGCTCAAAAAAAACTGCATTTTCAACTTTTCGTGTCCACTCACTTAAATCAATAATTGCCCGGTTGTTAGTCGTGTTTTCTGGAGCCACATAAGCCTCAAGGATAAGCGTAGAGGTAGTTTTGTCCGGAAGAAGAAGGTATACCTCCACCAGCCACGTATCAATCGTGACAGCGCTGTCAAACCAAGCTAAGGTCGGTTTTTGACGTTTTTCAATAGGGGACTCGGGCGGAGGGGCTGGGAATGTGGCAAAGGTAAAAGCCATCTCACTTGGGTTTTATCGTTAGGTTGCCCACCTTAAAGGACAGGCTTTTTACAAGGTCTTGGGCCAACGCTTCGCCCAACTTGTCGGTGTATTGTGGCACGATGCTCTCCAGAGCAACGGAGTAGTATCTAAGGCCCGCGATGCCGTTTCTCTTAATAGACCGAGCTATGAGGTAGGCCGCGCTTTTAAGGCGGCTCTCTGTGGCCCGTACAAACCTGCCGTCCTTATCTCTGGCGCGGATAGGCTTGGCCTTCATCCACTTCAAGATGGCGTCCGTTGGAGGTTGCTTGCTACGATAAGAGAAGGGCGCTTGACGATTCTTGCGGGTCCCATTCACACCCCAATGGATGAAGGCAGCGTAAGGAAGCGGACTCCCAAACGATACCTTCCCATTGGAGATAGAATAGGTCAGGGACTTCTGGAGGCTGCGCGAGGCTACGCCGTAGGACCGGTTCTTGCCAATCTTACGGGAGCCAAGGGTGCGCTTGGCGGCGAGGTTTACCTCTTCGGCAAACTCTGCCAGTACCTTATCGAAGTCCTGCGTGTTCACTTCTTGCTCTTGCCGAGGATGACGGCTTGCAGGATACGCTTGATGAGGTCGACCACATTATCGTCTTTCTCAGTCTCTGTGAGTGCCGTAATCGTGCCAGCGGCGGCGATAATGGCGAGGGCGATTTCTGCCCAGTTTTCCAAAATAAATTCCATCATTTAGAGGGTGTTGGTTGGTTGTTTTCGAGGGTCTGGACCTTGCCTTGCAGGGTCTCAATTTCTAACAATCGTTCGTTGACAAACTCCACCAAGCGGTTGAGCATGGCAAGTTGTTGTTCGTTTGTGGCAGACTGTTTTTCCAGTTCAGTCCATTCGAATTGATCAGGCATGGTTGAATGTTAGAGTTATACTTGGGTTTCTCCACGACACCGGGCCTCCTGCAAGCACTCCAACTTGAAAGCGTAGGGTGTTGGACAGTGAGAAGTTCGTAATCTCTACGTCCTCCTCAATAATTGTAATTGTGTTATACGTGCCGTCTGCGGTGATGACGCTGCCTACATTTGTAAACTCTGCAAACTGTCCACCCTTAATCATATAGGTAGTGGCGAGCGTTCCCGAAGGCGCTGAGCATTCAATGCTATAAGAAACGGACATTGTGCTTGTGACCGTTAGGGGCAGCATTGAGAATGTGGAACTTGCAGAAGGGATGTCGGTTGTAATCCCAATGACGTGACCTGCCCTTAAATCAATGTCAAGCGTCATACTGCCGTCACTTGTTTCTCCGAAAGTCACATTTTGAGTACCTGAGACGATAGCGTTAGATGTGCTCGTCACCGTAAAGGTTGACACTTGCCCTTGTGATGTAGGGTACCCCCCTTCAAAAGCATCGTTGGTAGAGTTGTACACGAGGGTCTCCCCGCTTGTTGGGTCGCTCGTAGGCAGGCCATACGCGCTCGTCTGGGTGTTCGTAACCGAGCCGATAAAGAACTTCCCGTCAGGCAGGTTGGGCACATCGTTGGTACGTCCGATGCACGACACCTTGAGACCTTGGCAGATGGTGCCGTTGGTCTTGAGGACTACCCCAACGTTTTGTATCAGGTCCGTTCCTACGGGCTTCGTCTTGGACAGCCCTCCCCCACTTTCGACATACAAGACGTCATTCTCTTCGAGACCTGTAAAGCCTGAGATGTTCGTGTTGTAGGTTCCTGTAACGATTGCGTATCCGTCTTTGCCGTCGCCAGTAGTGGTGAGCTCTGTCTCTGCAATTGCGATAGCAGGCATCTTGGCCGGGTCGCTTGCGTCTGCGATGCCTACGCGGATGCGTTCACTGCCTCCAATCTCACCCTTTGAGTACAGCGGCGTGCCTGCTGCGATGGTGGCACCTTCATCGTTCCTAATTGGAAAGTGTACCTTCTCGGCTGTGTCTGCGTCGCCACCTCCGCCAAATGTCAAAGTAATCTCTCCGTCTCCGTCATCTGTCAGCGACCCGTTGGGTACGTTGATGGTGGCCACGCTCAGAACGTCAGGAGAGCCGTCCAGCTCACGCACGCGCAAAAGGCCCCGCGCTTTGTACGCGGTGGGTGGTGTGCCGTCAGGGTCTACGCCTAAGAGAGGCGCGTTGCAAGAGTCGTAGGTATATGGGACAGAGATAGCGATGTCCAAGAGGCAACCAGCAAGGGCGTTGCTCTTCTCCTCTTCGAGCGGCGTCACTGACGCGTTGATGAGGTCGTAGTGATACCCAAACTGGAAGATGTTCCCTCCGTTCTGGATGTCTGCGAGGATGTCCTCGGCCACCTGCTCGGCGTCTGAGATGTTCTCCTTTTGGTACTCTACCTTATCGGCTTTGGATGGAGGCAGAGAGAGGATGTAGACTTCGAGGTTGTACGTCTTGGCCTTGGGGCTGTTGTAGTCGCCACCTGTGTAAACGAGATGGAGCAGAGGGTACTGCTCAAACTTCTCAAGGTCCACGTCTGACGGGGAGCCATACGAGAAGGTCTTGATAAAGAGATGGTTCTCGCAGAACTCCTCAAACTTGGATACGATGTTGTTAAAGGTGATCATGCTATGCGTTGACGGTGTTGTTGTTCCCGCTTGAAGTTGAGGTCCTTGAGGTAAGCGAGATGGGTGAAGGCGTGACCGACTGAGAGCTTCGTGACCTCATCCATTTTGAGAACGTCCTCACCAGCCAAGGCGTAGAGGACGGGATACCAGCCCCACTTTGTAGAGAACTCATCACCTCCCTCGCCGTACTCGTCAAAGAGGACTGCAAAGCGCTCAGTTGTTTGTGCTCGGAAGTCCAAAAAAAAAGCAGCGCACCTGCCACCAAGGGGGCGGGCATATCGAGGAAAGTCTCTGCGTCCTCTTTGGCCGTATAAGCCTCGATGGTGTAACTATCTCCCCACTTCCGGGTCAAGGGTCTGTACAAGATGCTCATCGCCTTGTGTGCTGTCTGCCAGAAGTCTTTGGTGTACGTCTCCATATCAATCCACTCACCTGCGCTGAACTCGTCCCAGTTGGGGATGAAGCCGTAGGTCTTGCCATTCAGCTCAAACGTTTTCTTGTGGCGTGCCACCTCTTGCTTCTGCAAGGTGTCGAGGTGCGCGTTGGCCTCCACGATAAGGGGCTGGGGTAGCTTGCGGATTTCGGCGAAGGACAGACCCGTCACAGCCTGCACCCGCTTGATAGGGTCCTCGGTTGTTTCCAGCGTCATGAGGTGGCGCAGTGTTAGGTCTTCGTATGAGGCGGGGAGACGCAGCTTCATATTGTTACAAGTTGAAAGGGTTAGATTCCTGAAGTTATCCAAGGGCGTACTGCCCGAAGTTGGGGTTCGTCTGGTTCCATGTGACGGCGTAGCGTGAGGCGTCTACGAAGTGGTTGAAGGCGTCCACAGGCTCGTTGAGTTGCCGCCCGTTCTTGTCCTCCTTGTACTTGTAGTTCCTTAGCTCCTTGATGCCGTTTACGCTGCGCTCTGTGATAAGGAGCGGACGGGAGCGCAGGAAGTCAATCCCGGAGCGCACCGAGTCTCTACCCTTACGCGCTGGGTGGATGTTGAATCCGTGGCCGTGGATTTCGTCGATGCTCTTGGGCTCGGCTGAGTCTGCCACCACCATCGTCTTGCCTATGTCTGCCTCACGCAGGGTCTGAGCGATGGCCGCATTCGTGAGCCCTGTGGCGTAACACACCTCATCAAGGCAGAACGCGTGGCCGTCTGTGTAGACCTTCACAATCGCGGTGGGGTCGTTGGTGTATCCGAAGTCAAGGCCAAGGCTCATTAGCTTC